AAGCATTAGATTGGACACACATCCAAGTCTAGCAGCCACAGAAGAAACAGATGTAGGCACTGGCGCTGGCGCACTGATCCGCTTGCCAGAAAACCTAGATCCAAACTTAAAGCCATATATCCTAGAGTTCAGTGGTGCACCTGTGGCCAGCATATACGAAAGTATTACACAGCGTCACAAGATGATTGAGCAAATGGCCAATGTGGGTTCAGTGCGTGGCACAGAAACTCGCGAAATGTCGGGCATTGCCTTAGAAGCAGAATTCCAATTACTAAACGCAAGACTAAGCAGTTTAGCAGATAACTTAGAACTAGCAGAAGAACAAATTTGGCGTTGGGTTGCAAAATATCTAGGTTTGCCCTATGATGGCACTGTCAAGTATCCAGACAGTTTCATGATGCGTGACACAGATCGTGAACTGCGTCAATTGGTTGAAGCCAGCAATGCTGTTACAGAACCCTTATACAAAGGTGCGTTGGATGCTGCAATTATGGACGCTGTTGGTGTTGAAATTGAAGCAGAAGATGTCATTGCTGAACAACTACAAGCCGGCGGCGAACTAACTCATGTGGCAGAACAGTATCTTGCGTTAGAAGTCCAAGAAGAACAAGAAGAAATGGCTGAAGAAGGCCTTGACGAAGAATACATGGACGAAGAAACTGTAAATGGTTGTCCAATTGCTACACAAGATGTAGCAGTTAACTTAAAGAATCGTCAAAATGCTATTGATGCAGCCTATTACGGTCCTTTAGATCCTAACAGACCAAATCAAGTATTTTGGATGCGTCTAGCAGATAAATGGTCAGTGCCTGTTGAAGAAGCCAAGATGAGCCGTTGCGGTAACTGCGCGGCATTCAACATGACATCAGCAGTTAAGGCTTGTATTGAACAAGGTTTGGCAGCAGGTGGTGCTACAGGCGATGAATGGGATACAGTTGAAGCAGGCGATCTAGGCTATTGCGAAGCATTTGACTTCAAGTGCGCCAGCAACAGAACCTGTGATGCTTGGATCAGCGGCGGACCAATCGTAGATTAATATGGCAGAAACATATCGTCCCACAGAAGGCATGGCCGCGGCAGCACGCCGTGGTCTTAAAATACGAGACAGTCAACCTGACAGCAACAAAGGTGGCACATTGGTAGGACTTGCTCGTGCAAGACAATTCGCTGATCAAAGACCTGTGAGTTTAGATATTGTGCGTAGAACTTATAGTTTTCTCAGTCGTGCTAAAACTTATTACAAGCCCGGCACAGATACAAAAGGCACACAGGCATATCTATTGTGGGGCGGCCCAGCAGGTTTGGCATGGGCACGCCGCATATTGAATAATTTGGATAAATAATAGATTGTAAAATGAATTACAACTTACTCCTAAGGAGGCGTCGCATACGATGAGCGATATCAATACATCGGCTACAACAGAGGTTACTGAGAACTCTGCAACAGAAAATACTCAGGCAGTTAAAACTTTCACACAAGAGGAAGTCAACGCTATTTTAGCCAAAACCAAATCTCAGTTAGAGAAGAAGTTTAGCACCAAATACGAAGACCTTGGTGATCCAGATGAACTACGAGACATTGTCAGCAATTATCGTAAGAGTCAACAGGAACAACAACTCAAGCGTGGAGAGTTTGATAAAGTGATTCAGGATTTAGCAGCCAAGAAGGATGCTGAAATTCAAAAACTTGCTAGACAAGTGGAAACCTACAAAGTAGAAACACCAATTCTAGATGCAGCGGCTCGTTTTCGTGCTGTGAATCCAGAACAAGTTAAGGCGTTGATCCGCAATCAAGTGCGTCTCAATGCCGATGGTGAAGTGGAAGTTATAGATACTAAAGGCACAGTTCAATACGACGATAGTGGCAAACCTCTATCCGTAGAAACTTATGTTAAAACATGGTTACAACAGAACCCACACTTTGTTAGTGCTAGTCCAAGTACTACTAATGGTGCCAGCAGCATCAACAATGCTAGCCATGGCCCAGTAGATCTTAACAAGTTAGATATGAAAAATCCTGAGCACAGAAAAATATACGCCGCAGCCAGGAAGGCTCGGTAAAATTAAACATAACTAAAGGAATATACAAATGGCTAATACCACAAGTATCAACAGCGAATTATTCGCTAACCTGGTTACTGCTGCTCAATTTGCTGCCTATGAGAACAGCGTTGCTCGTCAGTTAGTAACCGTTTTTGACGCACCAGTGAACGCTGGTAAAGTTCTACAAGTTCCAGTATGGAGCAGCATCACTGCAGAGTTGATCACCAACGAAGCCGCTGCTACTGCTAAAGATACTAACACCACAAGTGCTAGCATCACTCTTGCAGAACATGTCGTTTACCATCAAGTTACCGACATGCTGCGCGACAGCGCATACAGCAATGTATTTGCTGAAATTGGTGACCAGAGTGGTCGTGCAATTGCTGAAAGCATGGACAAGCAAGTTTTCACAGAATTTGCTAACCTAAGTGGTTCTACAACTGCTATCGCTCTAGCAAGTTTCACCAAAGACGACATTATGGACCGTGTTGCCACCCTGCGTGCCAACAAACTAGTTGGTCCTTTCTTCGCAGTTATTCACCCAACTGCTGCCAATGCAATTAAGAAGGCTCTAACAGCAACAACTTCTTATACTGCTAGTGGCATGGTTGCTGACAGCATCCTAACCAACTATTTCGTTGGTCAACTTGCTGGCTGCACAATCATTGAGAGCCCATTGGTTCCTTACGCCTCTGGTACAGGCGTTGCTACTTGTGCTGTTTTTGCTCCTAGTGCTTTAGGCCACGCAATGCGCGGTGCTATCAGCATGGAAGAACAGCGTCAAGCCAAAGATCGTGCAACTGATGTTGTGCTAAAAGCCGTTGCTGGTGCTGCTACTCTGCAGTCTGGCCATGGTATCATCATGAATGTTGATTTAGTAGCCTAATTAGCGTAAAAGGAGATCACGATGGCATTTAATATTGTAGGCGGATCATTTGTAAGTTTCGCAATTTACAGTGAACTGGTCCAGCGTGATCAACGACTATTTGAGGCCAATGAAAATCTAACCAGCACAGTGATCAATGAACTCTTAGCACTGGCCAGTCAGCGTATTCTTACACAAATAAGAAACACTGACTGGTGGCAGGATTATTGCTTTAGCCGTAACGCTAGTCTAAATTATGACATGCGATTACTGCCAAATGTAAATCCCCTGTATATAAAAGCCAGAGAGCAAGAGTTTAAAGATTTGAACATTTACTTTGCCATGCAAGAATATGTATTGCCTAGAGTAGCAGACTTTGGTAACCCCGAAAGTGCAGAAGTCCAAAAGATGAAGCACTACAAGGACAGTTATCATTTCTTGTTCAAAGAAGTAATTGAAGCAGGTGACTGGTATGATTTTGATGCCGACGGCACTATTGAAACAAACGAGAAGGCTCCCAGTAGAGTTAACCTAGTGAGAATACGATGAGAACACAGTTATTGACTTATTTGACTGCACAATTGACTGCGTCTATCAAGACCAGCCAAGAACTGCCGTTTCAAGAAGGCACTAACGCATTGTATTTGAAGAACCTGCGTAAGGTTTATCTAGATGAGCCCTACACTGAACAAGACGCATTGTATATGACACTGAGTGCTAGTCACGCAGTTAATCAAAAAACAACTATTGTTCGCGGCTTCCTCGCAGTAGATGCCAAAAATAGAAACGCTGATTTAGACGCAGCACTTACCATCATCAGTGGCAGTAAAGATATTGCCACAATTACTGGATTTTACAGAAAAGAATTTGACTATACCACAAGTATCTCAAATGATGTTCTGTTATACGAATTCCAGTGGCGATTTTTTAATATAGCATAAGGAAAACCATATGGCTTACATTTATCCAGCCCCAGGCGTTGCCAGCGTGGAACTGACTTTAACTCTTAAAGTTAGTGGCGACACTACCGGTCTTCTAGTTCCTGCTCTTCAGGATGTTACTCTTAACAATGCTAACGATGTGTTTACATGGACACAGTTAGATGAAGAAAGCAAACTACAGATCCCTACCACAGCAACAAACAGTCTTGACATGAACCTTGTTCTAGATCAAACCGCTTTCTTTGGCACTTCTACCGTTGGTGAAGTTGCTAAAACAAAAGGCTTGTTTGGTCTAAGCAAGGACAAGACGCTGATTACTTTTGACCTTTACATGGGTGACACTAGTAGCGGCGGCGCAGGCAAAACTGTTAGCGGCAGCGGTTATGTAACCGGTCTTGCTCCAACAGTATCTGCGGATGCTCCTGTTTGGGTAAGTCCTGTTACAATCACTGTAACTGGTAACTATACCATTGCCTAATTCACAGCAATGTGAATAGAGAGAAGGGACTTTCGCGAGTCCCTTTTTTCACATAAATACTACAACAAAGATTTGGAGGCCATAAAGATATGGTGTTTGATAATAAAACAGATGATGAAATCTATGCTAGCATACTAGCAGAAGCCGCAAAGGCCACTAAAGAAATTAAGTGCGCTCGTGGTGATTTAAATCAAGTGGATGTGAGACTGAAATTTATATTAGCAGCCATAAACCACTTGCAACAAAGATATGAGGACAAATAAAGATGAAACTAACACAACTAAGCAAAAAGCCCGAACTAATTAAACTAGAACTCACAGATGAGGACACTGTTAAAGAATACGGTGAACCATTGGAGTTCTGGATCTACGACCGCACCGACATGGATGTGTTTGTTAGAATGGCCACACTCAAAGCCGAAGACTTTGGTAGTATGGTTGATATTGTAAACAAGTTAATTTTAGATGAAGATGGCACACCCATTGTAAAAGAAGGTTATCTATTGCCTACAAACATTCTAAGTCGTGTAATTGCTAAGGTAGTAGAAACGCTGGGAAAGTAACAGATGAAGCATTGGATCCAGAAAGCGGTGAAATGGCAATGATTCTAGCAATAGACGCAATTGCCAAGCGATATAGTTTATTGCCCACCGAAGTTCTAACCCGTGCTTCAACATTTGATTTGGTAATATTGGATACTGCTATAGGTTACGAACGCTATGTCACTGACAAAGCCAATGGTAAAAAACCAGAACCTAAATTGAGTCAAGAGACCATGCAGAAGATGTTAAACCGTGTGAGACAACGAGATGCGAATAAAAACTGATATCCGCGCTACAACAGAAATGTTGAAAAACGCCGAAGATGTTGCAGACACATTGGTGCAGCGAGGATATGAATATTTTCGTGACAAAACACCAGTTCGTAGTGGCAATGCTCGTAGAAACACACGCAGAGATCGCGACAGCATAGTAGCAGACTACATGTATGCAGAACGCTTGGATCAAGGTTACAGTAACCAAGCACCAAAAGGTATGAGTGATCCTACCATAGACTACATCCAGCAACAGTTGGATATTGAAGTAAGGAAACTGAATAATGGCTAATCTTAAAGTAGTTTTAGAATTAGACAACGAAGGTTATATTCGTAATATTAGGCGTGCTGATCAGGCTACTAAAGATTTTGCCAATGCTGCTACCACTGCTGCCAACACAGCCGCAGGTAGTATGAGCAGACTACAGCAAGTTAGTCAAAAGTTAGGCGAAAGTTTAAATGGTATGCGTCTTGCTGCCGCAGGTGTTGCATTGGCAGCATTTGGTCGCAGTGCAATCTTAGCCGCAGATCAAATTGTGGACATTGCAGATGCTACAGATTTTGCTATACCTAAAATATTAGAATTACAAGAAGCACTACAGGCCGCAGGCGGTGAAGCCGCAAATGCAGGTAAGTTGATCTACACATTCTTTGATCAAATTGGTGCTGCCGCCGGCGGTGCTGACACTGCACAAAAAGCATTTGCCACAGTAGGTATTTCATTAGAAGAATTAGCGTCACTGAGCAATGAACAATTGCTGAGAGAAGCAATTACTGGTCTTAACAATATAGAAGATCCTGCGCTACGCAGTGCTGCTGCCACAGACTTATTTGGCAAAGCAATTAAAGGTGTAAGTCCTAGTGCGCTGGCCAGCGAATTAGAAAGATTAAACGGCACATTTGATGCACAAGCAGAAGAAATTCGCCGCAGTGCAGAACTTATGGGCCAGTTTGAACAAAACATGACCAAACTAAGAATGGCATTCTTAGAAACATTTGGTCCAATGATTACTGGCTTTACAAAACTTATTGAAATCCTAAACAAGATCCCAGGCCTAATTGAAGCAATCAGTATTGCTATGTTGGCTATACCGGGTGCCGCAGTGGCTCGCGGTGCTGTGAGTCTGTTTAGTTTCATGGCCAAAGGCTTTGATAGAATTACCAAAGGTGCTAAGGGTGCTGCTGCCGCTGCCAAAGCCGCAAGAGAAAGTGCAACCGCAGGCACTACTACAGTAGGTCAAGCATTGCGTTTACCACAAAGCACACAGGCAGCGCAGAGTGTAAGAAATGCTGCCAGCGTAATTGGTGCAGGCGGTGCTGTGGTTGCTGGTGCTACTGCTGCAATCGTAGGCAATCTCAGCGAACAAGAAGCCGCAGAAAAGAAGGTTGGCGACGAAGTTCAACGCACTACTCAGCGTAAAATAGAACAAGGCAAAGAAGCCAAAAAAGCCTTAGAAGATCTTGCAAGAGAAATGCAGGCAGTGCGTGATATTACCGCAGCCTATAGGGAACAAGTTGATTTAAACGAAAGTCAGCGTCAACTTAAAGAAGCATTGATTGGCAAAACACAAGAAGAACAAGAATTATACAAAGGTGTATTTGAGATCAATCAGCGTGCCAATAAAGCATTGGCAGATTTAGAAAAGAAAAAAGCCGGCGCCAAAGCAGAAACAATTGCATTGATCGCCCAAGAACAAAAAGAAATTGAAAAATTAAGAGAAAAAGATATTGCTGGCTTTACCATTGCCAATCAAAGAGCAGCGGCCCGTCGTGCAGAAGAACAGGCTGTTAAAAATCTTATTATGGCCATGGAGCAGGCAGAGCAATATCAAATTGAATTTGCCAACTATCTAGCACAAGTTGATCAAGCAAGACTGGCAGCATGGAATCAAGTTGATGCACTCAAGCGCCAATTGGATCTAACCACACAGCGCGAACAGTTAGAAAGAAGTTTATCTACACTGCGAGCCACTGATAGAACTGCTATACAAGATATATTCAACCTAGAGCAACAACGAGCAGCAGAACTTAAGAAGATCAGCGAAATCAAAGATCTACCTTATGAAGAAAGACTGCGTAGAGAACAAGAAATCAATGCTGCAATTGATGCCCGTAGACAGATAATTGAAAACAATTTGGCAGCAACTAGAGCAGAACAAGAAAGTTTTGCTATCGGTTGGGACAAGGCATTTGAAACTTGGCGCAACAATCTTAAGACAGATGCAGAATATGCAGCCGCACAGTTTAACACTTTAACCAAAGGATTTGAAGATGCTATTGTTAAATTTGTTCAAACAGGCAAACTAAGTTTCAAAGACTTGTTTAACAGTTTAATCGCAGAAGCAGTGCGTGCCAGTGCTAATAAATTGCTAATGAGTATATTTGGTAGTTTATTCGGTGGTGGCGGAGGAGGCAGTTTCTTAGGTAGTCTATTTGGTGGCTTCCGCGCAAATGGTGGACCAGTTAATCCTGGTAAAGCCTATGTGGTAGGTGAACAAGGTCCTGAATTGTTTATGCCAAAGAACGCCGGCAGTATTGTGCCCAATGGTGCAGTAATTGGTGGTGGCACAGCCGTAAATAATACCGAAGTGGTATACAATATACAGGCCGTAGACGCCAGCAGTTTCCGTCAATTGGTTGCTCGTGATCCAGAATTTATATTCAATGTCACAGAAGCAGGCAGACGCAGTCTACCAACAAGGAGTCGTAGATGAGTTTACAAACAATTATAGATACAGCGGTTAACATTGAGATTAATCGCAGTCAGTTGGTGGCACAGAGTCTTAGCCGCAGTGGTAGACTATTGACTGTTAGCCGCAACTGGGCTAATCCATTTAGATTCTCAGTAACACCCAAGCCTATTTGGCGTTGGGATGAATACCGTGATGAAATACAAACTGTAATGGATGCAGACAGATACACTGAACAAAGTTTCTACCTCAGCAACAGCACAGGCAGCGCATGGATGACTGCTTATCGTGGACAGTTAGATGCTACAAATAATAAAATCTTAGATTTTTATACAGTCAGCACATTTAGTGGTACTAGCCTAGTATTAACCACAGTAGGATCACCTACCATTGGCCAATATGTTGTTCGCACAGGCGATTGGGTGCGCCCTACAGATCATCGCTATCCATATATGGTAACAGCGGATGTAGTTGTGCCTAATCCAGTAAGCCCAGTGACTATTCCTGTGCATAGAGGAGCAATTCCACAGGGCGGTTATACAGTGGCAGGAAAAACAGTGCAATTGGCAGACAGTGCTGCTAGATTCTATGTGCAAATGACCAAACTGCCCACTGTAAAATTCATATTCAAAGAATATGTTGAATTTACAGGTAACTTTGAATTCATTGAGGTAGTGCTATGACCACACCAATTGCAGCCGTTGACACCGAAGTTAGAATACAACATGGCGTATTGATTGATTTGGATCTACGCCGTTGCACTGTCACTGGCGCAAGTGGCACAGGCACTACAGCAACATTGACATTTGCTACGCAGGGCAGCAGTTTATTCACAGTGGGCGATGTTATCACTGTGTCAGGCCTTGTGCCTAGTGGCTATAATGGCACTTACACAGTAACCGCAGCAGCAGATGGATCGGTAAGTTATGCCAATGCTACCACTGGCAGTTTAACACAGCAGGGTAGTATCAACCAAACATTCTACATCAGCAACTGTTATGCTCCTGTAACGCATAATGGTAACACTTATGTTGCATTAGCAGGATTTTTGAATGTTGGCGAAATGCAAAGCAATATCAGCACTACCAATGACGACATACAGGTCAGTCTCAGTGCTATTCCCAGTGCTTACATTAGTGCTATCGTTGGACAGCCAGTTAAAGGCGGACAAGTTAACATTTATCGTGCTTTCTTTGACTACAACACACAATTGATATTGACAGGTGAAGTTTATCGCAGATTCAGCGGTATTATTACAAATTTCTCAATACAAGAAGATATCAACAGCACTGACACGCCAGATGTTACTCATACTATAGTAGTAAATTGCAGTAGTATTATAGGCGTAATAGAAAATTTATTCAGTGGACGCAGAACCAACAAACAAGATTATCAAATTAACTACGCACCAGAACGATATTTTACATCAGCAATTACCACTGATCCCAGCATGGACCGAGTAGCAATTCTACACAATGCTAGTTTTGACTTTGGTAGACCTTATAGCGGATCAGTGCCTAGTTCGGGCACTGGTAATAATACCGGTGGAGGCGGTGGCAATTTCAGCACAGAAGGCTTGGATTGGCAACCATATTTTGAGAGAGACTAAATGATTAGACTAGCCACTCGCAGTGATTTAAACATAATTGCAGACTTAATTATAGACTTTCTGCAGGAGACCAGTTATGCAAAACACACCGATCATGTGGATCGCCAACACATACTACGATTGGCTTATGCTGTGCTACATCAGGGCTATATTTGGATGTTATGGAATGATAAAGTCTGTGTAGGCCTGCTGATAGCAGTTAAAGAACAGAATATTTGGATGCCAGACAAAGTCAGTTTGCGTGAAATGGTTTGGTATGTCAAACAAGAATATCGCAAGACCACAGGTGCAGGTAGACTGTTTATCAAATTCTGCGAAAAGGGCGATGAACTCATGGAGGCAGGTGAGATAGAAGGTTTTTTTACCACACGCATGACATCTACCACAGACTATGATTTAGAACGAAGAGGATTTCGTCTAACTGAAAAGTTATACATAAAGGACTAAAGATATGCCAGCATTTACCGCAATAGGTATAGCAGTAGCCGGTGCTATAACAGGAGCAACCTTTGCCACAGTGGGTGCAGCATTGGCCGCAGGAGCATTTGCTTTTGCTGCTATTGCCACAGTTACTACAATTGGTGTTGCTTACCTAACCAGTAGAATTATCAACGGCAATCCCAACAAAGGCGGATTAGGTGCTGGTAATCAAGGTGGTCGTATACAGTTACCTCCTGCTACTAACAATAAGATTCCCATTGTTTACGGCAGTGCTTACATCAACGGTGTTATTACGGATGCTAAGATCACTGAAGAAAACAAAACCATGTATTACTGTATCGTGCTCAGCGAAACAGTCAATGACACAGATGCTGCCTATACCATGGGCGACATTTATTGGAATGATCTACGCATGATCTTTGACACCAGCACTAACAGCCACAAAGCAATTAAAGGTGTAAAGAAGGTAGAAGGACCAGGCGAAGATTTTGAAGACAGTTTCTTGGTAGACAGCACACATCTAGCAGAAGTGCGTGTCTACGCAGGTAACAGCACTAGCACACAACAGATCTTCCCCACAAACAACAAACAAAATGCCTATAGTTTCTGGGGCAGCACTGATGCTAACGGCACCAACGGTTCGGGTTGGACCAGTGCAAACCGAATGGAAGGTCTAGTATTTGCCATTGTTAAAATGCGATACAACGCAGACAAGGGCTTTACAGGTATTCCTAACCTAACATTCCAAATCAACAACAGCATCAGCAATCCAGCCAGTGTGTTCAAAGACTACATGACCAGCACACGCTATGGTGCAGGCATCAGCAGTAATTATATTGACAACACAGGCCTAACAGATTGGCTTAACTACAGCAATGAAAATATTACCTACACCGACAAAGATGGCAATGCAAGTCAAACACAACCACGCTATCGCGTCAACGGTGTTATTGATACTAGTCGCAGTGTAAAAGAAAACATTGATGTAATCTTACAAAACGGCGGTGCTTGGTTAAGTTATGATGTAGCCAGTGGACTGTGGCGTCCCATTGTCAAACGAGCCGCTACAGCAGGTGAATTGTCAAGTGCGCTGCAATTTAATGACAACAATATTCTCAGCGGTATTACAATCTCCAGCACTAACTTAGATGATTTGTATAATGGCTATGAAGCAGAGTTCTTTGACAAATACAATAAAGACCAGCGTGCCTATACACGAGGTGAATTGACACAGGCACAGCGCAATGCCAATGAGCCAGACAATGTGCTGCGTCTAGGCCTACAGTTAGTCAACAATTCAGTGCAGGCAGACATATTGGCAGGCATGGAAGTCAAACAAAGTCGCGATGATCTAGTGGTAGAATTCACTGCCAGCCATTATGGTATACAAGCACAGGCTGGTGATGTTGTTTATTTAGAAAATAGTTTATATGGTTGGGTATCACCAAACTTTACTAACGGTAAACTGTTCCGTGTATTACGCACCAAAGAAATAGAAACAGAAGAAGGTGGTTTGATCACCAACATTCAAGCATTGGAATACAATGCTGATGTTTACACACCAGAAGCACTGACAGAATTTACTACAGAAGCAAATATTGGTATTCGTCCAGGTGTCAGCACAGGCACTGGCAGTGCTAACATTCAAACGCCAGAAAACAATCGTGTGTCAGTGGTCAATGTCAATGAAAGTGCTGCAATTCCCAGCATTGATCTAGTGGTTAAGATTCCTACCACCGGCGGTCCATATGATGAGATACAGATTTGGTATGCAGTAGGACCCGTTGCTACATTCCCTAATAACAACAGTTATACTTTGTTGCAGACACACAAACCTGCTCCACCAGAAGTTATCTATGATCTAGGTAAAACTGTCACTGTAACAGCCATTGCTGGCGGTAAGACATTGACCAGTGCAGGCCATGGTTTACAAGATGGCGATCAATTGTATTTCTATAGCACTTCAACAAACGGCCTAACACAAAACAATGCTTATTGGGTTATCAATGCTACCACAAATACATTTGAACTTACTACTTTAGATTCAAGCACCGGTGATATATTAACTTCATTGACTAATGGCACTGGACTTAGC